CGACCTAAACCAGGAACATTAATATTTTTCCCTGCTTATGTACCACACGAATTTGCTGTAGATGACGGAGTGGAACCATTTAGATTTATACATTTTAATTTACAGGCAGTTAGAAATATTGTTGTAAACGCAGCCAAAGGAATGAAATAATGAAAGCAAAATTTAAGAAAAATAATTTTTTAGTGATAAGAGAAGCAATTGACCCTAAAGTTGCTAACTTTGTTTATAATTATTTTTTAATGAAACGACAAGTAGCAAGAACATTTTTTGATACAAGATATATCTCGCCATTTACTACAGAATGGGGAGTATGGAATGATGAACAAGTACCTAACACTTATTCACATTATGGTGATACAGCGATGGAAACATTATTACTTGCTGTTCAACCTAAAATGGAAAAACATACAGGTCTTAAATTAAATCCTACTTATGCCTATGCTCGTATCTACAAAACAGGAGATATTTTACATAGACACAAAGATAGATTTAGTTGTGAGATTTCAACTACAATGAATTTAGGTGGCGATGATTGGCCGATCTTTATTGAAGGTAAAAAGAATGTTGGTTTGCCAGATGATAAAAAAGGTATTACAGTAACAAGTAACAATAAAGGTTCTAAAGTTACATTAAAACCAGGTGATATGTTAGTTTACAAAGGTAATCTATTAGAACACTGGAGAGAACCATTTGTTGGACAAGATTGTGCTCAAGTCTTTTTACATTATAATGATGTTAATTCAGAATTTGGTAATGCCGAAGAAAATATATTTGACGGAAGACCACATTTAGGATTGCCCTCATATTTCAAAGGAATGAAGTTAAACAGTTAGTTTATTCATAAATAGTAATATGAGTAAACTTGAAGAAAAGGTCAACGAGATATTAGGTATTGAAAAAAAAGAACCTAAAGAAACTAAAGAGTTTAAACCTTTAGTCCCACGTAGAGAAAATAAAGAATCTCCAGACGTTGATAACGATTACAAGTATAGTAGAGAAAACTATTACAATCTGATAGAAAGAGGACAAGAAGCCATAGAAGGCATACTTGACGTTGCACGTGAAGGACAACATCCGAGAGCCTATGAAGTGGCTGGTGCCTTAATTAAAAACGTTGCTGATACTGTAGATAAACTACAAGACTTACAAAAGAAACTCAAAGACCTAAAAGAGTTACCAAAGACAGCAAATCCACAAATTAAAAACGCATTGTTTGTAGGTTCTACAGCAGAATTACAAAAGATGTTAAAGGGTAAAAATGAAGATACTAAAAGCAAAACAGTTACACCCGAAGAAACAGATTCTAAAGATTAGTGATTTAAGTTATATCAAATATTATGAAAATAATAATATGGTACTTGAAGACTTGTATAATTCAAAAGAGTTATTAAATCCTATAGAAATAGAAAAAAGACAAATTTCAAAAACACCAAGATATGGTGCAAACGGTAGTTTGTATATTGAAAAAGAATTAGTTGTGTTAAAAGGCAGTCAAAGAGTTACCACTGCTAAAAAAATGGGTTACACACACATAGAAGGTATAATAGTAAATGAGTGACGCATATTTAGGAAATCCAAATCTTAAAAAAGTAAACACACCACAAGAGTTTACTAAAGAACAAATATTAGAATTTCAAAAGTGTGAAAAAGATCCTTTATACTTTATGGAAAACTATGTACAAATTGTTTCGCTTGACGAAGGTCTTGTACCTTTTAAAATGTATGACTTTCAAAAAAAGATTGTACAAACGATACACGAAAACAGATTTACAATTTGTAAACTACCTAGACAGTCAGGTAAATCAACAACTACTATTTCATATCTATTACATTATGCTTTATTTAATCCTAATTCAAATATTGCTATACTTGCCAACAAGAGTTCGACTGCTAGAGATATATTAGGTCGTTTACAATTAGCCTATGAAAACTTACCTAAGTGGTTACAACAAGGTGTTATCAATTGGAACAAAGGTAATATTGAATTAGAAAATAAATCTACTATTGTGGCTGCCGCTACATCATCAAGTGCTATTCGAGGAGGTTCTTACAATATTATCTTCCTTGACGAGTTTGCTTTCGTTCCAGCAAATATCGCTGAACAGTTTTTTAGTTCAGTTTATCCTACAATTTCATCTGGTCAAAAAACAAAAATGATTATTGTATCTACACCTCACGGAATGAATATGTATTATAAACTTTGGGTAGACGCAGAAAATAAAAGAAACGATTATATACCTATTGAAGTTCATTGGTCAGAGGTACCAGGACGAGATGAAGCGTGGAAAGAAGCAACAATTAGAAACACCTCATTAGAACAATTCCAATCAGAATTTGAATGTGAATTTTTAGGATCAATAGATACATTAATATCACCATCTAAAATTAAAACACTTGCTCATTTAAATCCTATTGAGTCAAACGCAGGTGTGGACATTTATGTAAGACCCGAAAAAGACAAAACTTATGTTTGTACAGTTGATGTCGCAAGAGGAACAATTAAAGATTATTCTGCTTTTGTTGTTTTTGATGTTACACAAATGCCATATAAAGTTGTGGCAAAATATAGAAGTAATGAAATTAAACCTTATGTCTTTCCAAACATCATAGCAAGAATTGCCAAAGCATACAACACAGCACACATACTTGTAGAAGTCAATGATTTAGGTCAGCAAATATCAGACGCATTACATTTTGAAATTGAGTATGACAATCTATTAATGACGACTCAAAAAGGTCGGGCTGGTCAAATATTAGGTGCTCAATTTAGTGGTCGAGGTACATCACTTGGTGTAAGAATGACTAAACAAATTAAAAAACTAGGCTGTTCAAACTTTAAGACTTTAATAGAAAGTGATAAACTTATAGTAAATGACTTTAACATTATTGAAGAAATGTCAACATTTAGTAAAAGAGGTAATAGTTGGCAAGCTGAAGATGGCTGTAATGATGACTTAATTACTTGTTTAATTATCTTTGGTTGGCTATCAAATCAACCATTTTTCAAAGAAATGACAAATACTAACGTTAGAAATCAACTTTATATTGAACAAGAGAAGTTAATAGAACAAGATATGGCACCCTTTGGGTTTATAGAAGATGGAACACCTGAAGAAGAAAAGTCATTTTCAGACGAATATGGTACAGTATGGCATCCAATAGTGAGAAAAGGACTGTAGTTTTTGATAATTATAAATATCTGTATAATAAGTTTTGACTATGGGCGTAAGAAAACTTACGATAAATGATTAATAATTAGGCTAATTAGAGGAGAAAACCTATGGCATTTCAAGTATCACCAGGTGTTCTCGTACAGGAAAAAGACTTAACAAGAATTATTCCTGCCGTATCAACATCTATTGGGGCTATCGCTATTCAATCGAATAGAGGTCCTGTGGAAGAGATTGTGGCAATTTCTAGTGAGCAAGAGTTAGTAAGTACATTTGGAAAACCTGATACAAGTACATTTGAGTATTTTTTCAGTGCTTCAAGTTTCTTACAATACTCTAACGCTTTAAGAGTAGTACGAGCTAATAATACTGGTTTAACAAACGCAAATACGACTGGTTCATCTGTATTAATAAAAAATATTGATGATTACCAAAATAATTATGCTACTGGTCAAGCGAATGTAGGAACATTTGCTGCTAGAACAGCAGGAACTTGGGGTAACAATTTATTAATTGCTACTTGTCCAAGTGCTTCTGCTTTTGAACAAACATTAGGAACAGGAAATCAAGTTAACGAAGGTTCAGGTACTGCTGTTGGCGACACTACAATTACTGTAGATGACGGCACAGCTTTCAACATTGGAGACATTGTTGAATTTTCTACAACAGCTGCTACAACTGACTTTACTACTGGAGAGAAATATAGAATAACTAATATTTCTACAAACGATTTAACAATCGTTCAACATCCTTTAGGACAAGGCGGATTACAAACAGCAGTTGTTGATGACGCTAGAATCAAAAGAAGATGGAGATATTATGATGCCGTTGATGGCGCTCCAGGAACTTCACCATACGTTTCAGTAAGAGGCGGATCTGGTGACGAATTACACGTAGTCGTTATTGACGAAGACGGTGGTATTTCAGGAACTCCTGGCGAAGTTATTGAAACATTTAGTAAAGTGTCAAAAGCAAGTGATGCTAAAACAGCACAAGGCGATGACAACTATTATGTAAATGTTATTCAAAATAAATCACAATACATTTATTGGACAGATCACAATTCTTCAGGATCAAATTGGGGTAGTGCTTCTAGTGGAGTAACTTTCACTAACGTAACAACTCCAACAAGTGAATCACTTTCTGGTGGTTCTGATGGTTCTGCTGTAACAACAGGTGAACTGAAAACAGCGTATGAATTATTCCAAGACGCTGATACTGTAGATGTAGGGTTAATCATCGCTGGTCCTTCAGGAAGTACAACACACATTGATAACTTAATCACTATAGCTGAAAATAGAAAAGATGCTATTGTGTTTGCTTCACCTCAAAGATCAGACGTTGTAAACGTAACTAACTCAAACACTCAAACTACTAACGTTATTGATTTCTTCGATAACATTAGATCATCTTCATA